TGTGATATTACCTGTAGCTGTGATCACGCCTGTGGTCAACACATTGCCACCTGCTATGTTGCTGGTTACATTCAACAAGCTGACAACATTTCCTGACAAACTCAACCCAGCAGCATTTAAATTACCGCCAGTGACATTGCCTGTGACATTGAGTGCGCTAACGACATTGCCGCTCAAGCTCAATCCAACTGTGTTGATGTTCCCGCCAGTGACATTGCCTGTGACATTGAGTGGACTGACAACATTGCCACTCAAACTCAAACCAGCAGCATTTAAATTACCACCAGTGACGTTGCCCGATGCCACAACAGTGGTACCATTTACTGCTGCCGAAGAAACTATGTTGCCCACAGCACTAACTTGTTGCAAGGCATTCAAGTTACCTGTGATAATATTACCAGTGACACTGAGACTTGGTAGTACCCCAATGCTGGTGGCTGCAACTCCGGTCAATTGACTACCATTACCAATAAAGTAATTGCCTGTGACATTGCCCGTGACACTGACTGTAGTGCCTTCAAGCTGTCCAACCACAAAACTGCCGTAACTGTTGACTGTGACTATTTCATTGGCAATACTGACATCAGTGGCAGCAAACAACTTGCGTGAAGAATCTTTCAATCCAACAAATGCCTGCTTTTCTGTGGTGTTGAAATACCATAAATCAGTACCACGATCTTTGCCATCATCAGCCACCAGTGGTGCGTTGTTGGCGCCACGCCCCAGTCCAATTATTGGATCTTGAACATTGAAACTGGTCACATTGTTATAAACAAGAGATCCATTAACAGTTAAATTTCCGCCAACTGTTAAATCACTTGTGGCAGTCATTGTGACTGCACTTACGGCAGCCACACTAACAACATTACCACCAGTGATGTTGCCAGTGACGTTGAGTGCGCCAACAACGTTACCACTCAGGCTCAAGTTTGTTGCGTTTACGTTGCCACCACGAATATTACCAGTGGCTGATACAATACCAGCAGTGATCAAATTTCCACCGGTGATGTTGGCAGTGGCTGATACAATACCAGTAGTGATCAAATTGCCACCGGTGATGTTGGCAGTGGTACTGACGCCAGAAATCACATTGCCACTCAAACTGATGCCAGTACCCAGGAAGTACGCACCACTCACGTTGGCTGTGGCAAACACGTTGGCTGTGGCACTCAAAATACTGCCTTGAACTGAATTAGTTGCTATTACATTGCCACCGGTGATGTTGGCTGCGGCTGCAATATTACCAGTAGCAGTGATCAATCCAGCAGTACTGATATTGCCGGCGGTGATGTTGCCGGTGCTTGACATCAATCCACCAGTTAATATATTACCACCAGTAATGTTGCCTGCGGCAACGACTGTGGCACTAGCACTTACTGAGACTGCCGATACTGCACCAGTGCTAATAATATTACCACCAGTGATGTTGCCAGTGGCTGTGACCAATCCTGCTGTGGTAATGTTGCCATGTATGGCATTGCCAGTACTGCTCATTATACCAGCAGTGTTGATGTTGCCACCAGTGATGTTACCAGTGACACTCACTGTTGTGCCAGTAACGTTACCGACCACGATGCCAATTAAGTTTCCGCCTGAGATGTTGGCAGTTGTGGTGATATTAGCGGCACTGATCAATGCACCGACCACATTGCCACTCAGGCTCAGTCCAACAGTGTTGATGTTGCCACCAAAGATATTACCAGTAGCACTGACTTGACCTGCAGTGCGCACGTTGCCGCCTGTGATGTTACCAGCGCCAGAAACAATACCAACAGTTAATACATTACCACCAGCTACATTGCCTGTGGCACTGATTTGCCCTGTGGCTAGCACTGCACCACTTGTGATAATATTGCTACCTGTGATGTTGGCAGTGGCACTAACTGCACCACCAGTTAATATGTTGCCACCAGTGACGTTGGCAGTTGTGATTACATTGCCGGTAAGTGCTACTAAATTGCCAGTATACGTGGGCAAATATGCCGCTACGTTGGCATTGCCATATGTGGCTGGCAACCCAGTTAATTGCGATCCATTACCAATAAAGTAAGAACCAGCAATGTTGCCCACTGCAGAAACGTTGGCAGTGGCGCTGAGTGTGGTTGCTGTGATGACATTGGCGGCAGTGATGTTACCACCTGAGCCAGCAATGATCAAATTGCCAGCAAGTACGTTGCCTGTTGCACTTACATTGCCAGTTGCACTTACTGCACCTGTTGTAATAATGTTTCCAGCATTGACATTGCCTGCTGCTGAAACCAGTCCAGTAGTTTTCAAGTTGCCAGACTGAGTATTACCTGCCACTGTGAGCAAGTTTGGCCCAGCGGTATCAAATGTCAACCCTGCTGATGCACCAGCATTGCCGTTGTTGTTGAATATGACTTGTGTGTTTGATCCAGGTACAGTAAAGTTCCCGGTGACATTGCCTGCAAAGTTACCAACAAAATATCCAGCAGTGGTGATATTGCCCGAAGAAGATATTTGACCAGTAGTGGTCAAGTTTCCACCTGCCACGTTGCCAGTGGTTGTGACTGTGGCAGGGGAGAACGCACCTGCTATGTTCAAATTACCGCCAGCAATATTGGCTGTGGTTGTGATGTTACCTGCAGCAGTGATTTGACCAGCAGTGCTGATATTGCCACCAGTGATGTTGCCAGCAGTTGATATTGGATTTGTGCCAAACGCAGCCAAATTGGCTGCCACATTGGCGTTGCCATAACTGGCAGCAACACCAGTCAAGAACGCACCGTTACCTAAAACATAATTACCTTGAACATTGGCAGTTGTGATAACATTGCCAGTGAGCGCAGCCAAGTTGCCGGTGTATATAGGCAAATATGTGGCCACGTTTGAATTGCTGTAGTTGGCAGCGATACCTGTGAGTTGACTACCGTTACCAATAAAATAGTTACCAGTGACATTGCCAAGAGCAGATACCACACCACCTGTGATTACATTGCCAATTTGCGCATTGCCGCTCAAGGTAAACAAATTGGCAGCATAATCAAATGTCAAGCCTGCTGAGGCGCCTGCGTTACCAAAGTTGTTGTACAATACTTGCGTGTTGACACCTGGCACCACAAGGTTGCCAGAAATGTTGCCTTCAAAGTTACCAACGAAATATCCTGATGTTGTAATATTACCAGTGGCACTGATTTGACCTGGTGTAGTAACGTGGCCACCACGAATATTGCCAGTGGCTGTGATTAACCCAGCAGTGGTTACATTACCGCCTATGACGTTGCCTGAGGATGACATCAATCCAGCTGTGTTGATGTTGCCACCTGTGACATTACTACTTGCAACAACTGACACTGCTGATACTGTTGTGGTAGCTATTAAATTGCCACCGGTTACATTGCCCGCGGTGATTATCCTACCACCAACTATGTTGCCAGTGCTGGAAACAATGCCAGAAATAATGATATTGCCACCAGCAATGTTGCCAGAGTACACTGGCAAATAAGCAGCCACATTGGCGTTGCTGTAAGTTTCAGGCAGACCACTGAGCAAGGCACCGTTACCAAGAATATATCCACCAGATATGTTGCCAACACTGATGATATTTCCTGTGCTGCTTATTTGACCAACAACCGCAAGGCCGCTTGCAGAAAATGTGCCACGTGTGATGTTGTTAACAGCAACAACCACATTGCCCCCGGCCACTGCTATTGCAACATTGCTGTTGCCGTTGCTGATTGTGTTTGCGCCAGAAGATCCTGGGCCATCAATTACAAATGTTCCGCCAGATTGATTGGTGAATACCAGTGAGGTAGCATTGGATGAAATTGTGGCATTGTTAAGATAGATTGTATTGCCACTGAGATACAAGTCATTCCATGCTTGGGTGGCGCTGCCTAAACTGTACGTGACATTGGCTGCTGGCAACAAGTTTCCAGCAAAAGTGGTGTTGAATTTCGAAAATACCACAGTGTTGGCAGCATTTTGAATACCAACGGTGACATTTCCGCCTGTGGTCACTGTGACATTACTGGTGCCCAAAGAAATATTTGGGGCGCCAGCTGCTACTACGCCAGTCAATCCTGAACCATTACCTACAAAATATTGAGCATAAACAGTGTCTATGCGTTGGGTTGAAGCACCAATATCATACACTGCGTCAATGCTGGGCATGATTGTACTATTGGCTTGAATGTTGCCTATGCCATTGGCCTGGAGAACCAAGTTGTTGTTTACACCAGTAACGGTGATAGTGTTGCCGGAGATAACGACATTGCTGCCTACAGGGCCAGCAGAGTAAATCTCAGTAAAATTTTCGTTTACCGCGTTAAATGCATCGCGTAACGGTTCACCAGTGCCGTCGTTAGCGGCAGCACCAATGTCAATAATCTGTTGTGCCATAGGTCTACAATGTCCTCTGATGTATTTACCAAAAGACTTTGTTTGTTATTTCAGGATAATCTAGTGTAACTTAGGTATGCGCCAGACTGTATATTGATGTTTGCAGCACTGGTTTGTGCCTGAATAGTCACATTGGCGTTGCCAGCACTGTAAATTGTCCCGGTTACTTTTACAGATCTAGGGGTAGTGCCAGTCATGGCTTGTGTGGCAGCGGCTGTGCCAGAAACATTGGATGTTGACGTACTGTATGTACTGGTTTGGGTGGTTTGTGCATCAATTGTGTAATAACATGTTCCTGCATCAAAATATGTGCTGAAACCAGTTGTGGTTGCGCCAGCCGGAAGAATAGGCAAATATGCTTCGTATTTGTAACTGTAGCCTGCCAGGGCCAAAAATCCCAACACTCCTACATTGGCCTGACTCACACTGTTGAATGCCACTGTGGTGGGTTGCCACACAATGTTCTCTACACCAATGCCATTGCCCAAACTGTTGCCTGATACATTCAAATTGGCAGTTATCACATTGCCTGTGGTGTAGACGTTTTGCACACCCACAATGTTGGCACCAGTAATATTACCAGTAGCTGACATTCTGTCGTTGCTGTTGACGTTACCGCCTGTGATGTTGCCAATGGCGCTGATGTTTGCACCCGAATATGTATTACCGGCCGCTATGAACAAAGCATAAGGATTGGTAATGGTCATGTTAGTGCCGGCAACTGGTGCGGCGGCAATGTACAATGTACTTGCTGTGGTTGTGGTCACTGTGGCATTGGTGCCGGCTATGGTGGGCTGTGCCAATACATGAACATGATTTGTTGTGGCTGTTCCCGATGCCGCTGTGCTAGAATCTGTATAGGTGCTGGCCACTGTTCTAATGCCCACACCAGTTGTGGTCCAACTTGGTGTGCTGATTGCACCTGTAACAACAACATTGGCGCTTTGGTTAACACCAGTAGCAATCATGTTACCAGAGTTGATGTTGCCCACGACACTGGCAAATGTACTCACATAAGCGTTGCCAGTTATGGCCAAGGTGTGAAGTGGTGCCGCATTGGCAATGCCCACATTGCCTGAACTGCCAATCACAGTGATTCTTGTTGTGGGTGTTGAGGTACTGCCTGTTTGAATTTGAATGTTGGCGTTGCCATTGGTGTCTTCATATACAGCTTGAATTCTGGCTGTGACTCTAGCAGCAGCACCAGTTGCGTCTGATGTGAACCATTCAATGCTGCCAATATTGGCACCCAGGGTGGTCACAGCAGTGTTGGCGTCTGTAAATCTGATCATCTGACTGGTTGTGGCACCAGATGTTTGTGTCAACACAATGTTGCCTGTGGCAACAGTTAAGTTGCCACCGGTTATGTTGGCTGTAGCCGAAACTTGCCCTGCGGTGTTGATATTACCGCCAGTGACATTGCCAGTGACACTTTGCAATCCAGTAATGAATTGACCAGTGGTAGCAAAAACTGCTACATTGCTCACAGCACCTACGGTGATATTAGCGTTGCCGTTAACTACAGGAATTTCAATGCTGGTGGTGCCATTAAATATCTTGTCAGCATTGATGTTGCCAGTGAGCACAGCATTACCTGTAACTGTGAGGTTGCCCACAATATTCACATTGGTACTGTCTAAGGTGACTAAATCACCTGCATTTATAGTTTGAATTGTGTAATCACCGCTGACACGTTTGACAGTTGACATTTAAAGGTCCTTTGTGTTATTTATACGGTTTAAGAAGTCTGCCATGGGCATGTGTCTTAGATTGGGCAAACCATTGAGTTCAGACAGTGTGGCTGTGGTTTCTCCTTGTACTCGATAAAAACTAATTTTTGGAAAATCTTTTACCACAGTGGCTATTTGTTTAACCCAATTTCCAGTGTATGTGGGATTTGATGAGCTTTTTTTATAAAATTCTGTGTCAGCATACACATTGTTAAATCGGTTGTTTGCAGTGGGACCCATGTCAAAACCTATTAAGTACACTGCAACATTATGATCCAACGCAGCCACTGACACTGCAATGGGTCCAGAACTGTAGCCAAAGTATTTTTGAGGCACATTTTTGGCACCAAGACCAGGCAGGGGTTTTCGAGTGTACATCAAGTTTTTTTCAGCATATCCAGAATTTTGAATTTCATGGGCAATGCCTTTGTCTGTACTGATCAACACATCTGGCACAAATTCTCTGTACAATGCGTTGCAGCCGTAAACACGCCCAAGAGATTTCAACATCAACAGATCCACTGCCAATCTACTGATTCCATTACCCAAAACAAATGCTGCACTCATAAGAAATCCTCCCAGTATGTAGCTGGGAGGACCTCATCACTTTACAAATTAAGAAGTAACGCTGGCGATTTGAGCCAGTTGAATTGTGGCGTTTTGTGTGGAAGTTGTTCCCACCATTGAACCACCGCTAACAGTGACATTGCCTTCATCTGTGAAGAAATTGGCCACATATTGATTTTCGCTGCTTTGGATGTTGGTACCATAGTTGGTATCAGCATAGTTGCTATAAGTCATTCCGTTCCAGTCACGCACCCACTTGTTGGTAATATAACTGGCATACACTGCTGTACTGTCACCAGTTGAATATTGAATACTCATGAAACCAGCGGCTGGTGTGGCTGTGTTTGACAACACACAGATGCCCATGGGGTATGCTGTGCCGTTGCCTGAACCAGCTGCTGTGGCTGTGAATTCATCGCCTACCGCTGCTGTGCCGTCACCGTGACCCACTACGTTCCAGTCAGTTGTGGTGCCCACGCTGAGAATCTTGTAGGCTTGCCCCGTAATGAAACTGCCTGCTGTGGTTGCGGCGCCGTTGTATGTGACCAAGAATTTGTGTGAACCTTTTTGTCGTACAATTCTAGCCGCACCATAAGTGGTATTTGTGCCATTAGACAAGGCCACATTGGCCACTGCAACAATTTCTGGATAAGTTGTACTTGCAGTGCTGTCTGTGTCACTGCCGCCAACAACACCTAAGAACTGTGCTGCATCCAAAGTTTGAACTGGTGTGTTGTACACTGGTGAAGTCAATTCTGAAAACGGTGGAAAACCTAGATCAACGCTAACTGATGCGCCTGAGTTGCCTGACCCAGATGATGTTTTTTGAATTTTAAGAGCTCTTCCCATTATGATTTCTCCTTATAGAAGCCCAATGCGGGTTCTAGCCGCTACGCGGTGGGTTAAGCCGCATAAAACGCAGAATTGCGTTGACTTGTATTTATAGAACAGTTAAAATAATTAACCACACTGTATATGCTGTAAATATTGCCATGAACCCCACCGAAGAACTAATCACAGACCCTGCTCAACTCATTGAAGAGGGCAATCGACTGCGCGGCGAAAATCGTCCGGATCAAGCACTGAAATGTTACATGCTGGCCATGTGCCATGATCCAGATTCTGCCGCGGCATTCAACAACTATGGCAATGTTTTACGAGAATGTGGCCAACCACGACGTGGCATACCATTTTTAGAACATGCTGCCATACTTGATCCCAGTAATGTCACTGCTAAATTCAATTTGGCTGTGAGTTATCTGATCATGGGAGACTATGCTCGTGGCTGGCCTGCTTATGAAGCACGTTGGCAGTATGAACATCTTGCTGGCACTGAGCCACAGCACCAACAACCAAGATGGCGTGGCGAGGATCTCCGGGACAAAACTATTCTTGTAGTGGGTGAACAAGGACACGGAGACAACATACAGTTCTGCAGATTTTTGTTTAACTTACATGCTGCCGGTGCCAAAATATTGTTTCAAGTCACAGATGGTATGATTCCATTGTTGGCCAATGCCAGTATCATCAACTGGGTTGGTAGATACACCGATCAACCTCCTGATTTTGATTATTGGATCCCTATCATGAGCATACCCGGAATACTAGGTATCACGTTAGACAATCTTCCCACACAAGTGCAATATATCACTGCACAAGAAACACAGGTAAAAGAGTGGCTGAAAAAATTAGGTCCTAAAAAACGCATGCGAGTGGGCTTTTCTTGGTCAGGGCGTAGAGACGCTTGGCTAAATCAACACAAAGGTGTGCCATTTGAAACCATGCTGGAGTTGGTGCGAAACAATCCTGAATATGAGTGGATCAACCTGCAGGTAGATGCCACTGATGAGGAATCGCAAGCCCTGGCCAAGGTTGGAGTAACAATGTATCCAGGAACCATTGCCAGCTTTGCTGATACTGCGGCATTGATGATGTGCCTGGATGTTGTGATTTCAGTAGACACTGCTATCACACATTTGGCAGGATCTCTGGGTCGTCCCACATGGCTGATGTTGCAGTGGTTTGCCACAGACTGGCGTTGGATGTTGGATCGTGATAGCAGTCCTTGGTACAGCACTGTGAGACTATTCCGGCAGCCCGCCATGGGAGACTGGACCAGTGTTACTCGGAAGATAGCACAATATCTAACTTGGTTCAAAGTATAATCAAAATTGCAGACAAAGAAAAAGCCCCTTTCGGGGCTTTTTTGTCCTTCCCATCCCTGGGTTGGCTTCTCTGATTAGGAGAATGACAAGTTGGAAACTGCGATCTCACCAACGTAGTCACCGGCGTTGCCGAATGAACTAGCTGTGTTGGTCAATTCGATGTAACCATAACGTGTCATGAATGACACCACTGGTTCGAATGTTGTTGGATCAAGCACAACACCGCTGCTCATCAAAGGAATGTATGGGCAGTAGAATGCTGGTGCGTCAGCTTCTGAAGAACCTTTGTAACCGACCAATACTGATTGTGTGTCAGCAGCATAGCTGTCAACAAACACTCTCATAGAGCCGTTCAATGTACCAACAAACTTGGTGTTGGTAGGTGCTTCAAATGTACCTTCTGTAGTGCGAGCAAACGCACTAGTTGTTGCAGATTGCAACACTGTCAGTGCAGCTGAACTAACCACAGCGTAGTTACCAGCGCCACGACGAGTGCGTTGAGCAATCAAGTTAGCAACACGGTTAACCAACACAGCCAATGCGGCGTGTTCGTCACCAACGAATGTTGCTGTACCAGAAACGGTAGCTTGGTTGTATGTGAACTCAGTAGCTGCCAGTGAGCGCAAGCTCAAGAGAATCTCTTGGTCAATCTCAGCTGTAATCTCTTGAGCCAATGCTGCCATGATTTCTGCTTCAACGTCAATACCATGCATGGCTTGTGCGTCTTGTGCAGATTCAAATGTCCAGCGAGCTTGCAACTTACGTGTGCGAGCTTCAACGGCTTGTTTCAAGATTTGGACGGAAATTTGCTTACCGCCAGTACCTTCCATGGTAGCTGTGTTGCCACCAGTGTAGTTGCTAGTGCTTGCTGTACCGCTAGGAACGGTAGAATATGCCTGAGCAATTTTGAATGGGCTCAATGCTTCTTCACCAGCTGATACGCTAGTAGCGGCTGCAGAATTGTCTGTCAAGCTGTTGGCATAACGCACACGCAAAGTGTGGATTTGACCAACAGGACCTGTCATGGGCTGAACGCCAACCAACTCGTTAGCAATAACGGTGGGCATGACACGACGGATAACAGGCAGAATAACACGGTTAAGTGTTGCAATGTTACCAGCAGCAGTTGAACCTGCTGTTGCATTCTCTTTCAAATAGCGACGAGTGTTTTCGAGGATAACATTCATGCTATTGCGTCGAGTTCCATTAAGACCTTCTAACAGTGCCTCTTTGGTTTCGCCCCAACGACTTTCTAATAGTTCTTGTGACATTTAAGTCTCCTTGTTAAGATTAAAGACCTGCCAGGCGCTTGAGGTCAATCACGTTGCTGCGATCTTCCGACACACTGGGAACAGTAGTTTTATCACCAGTTACTGAGGTGACAGATTCTGCAATTACTTTACGGGCTTTTGCAGTTCTATCTTCCAACACTGCTGGTAGATACTTTTCAAAAGCATTTTTCAAACGGGCAGTTTGAACGCTTTCGAGTAAATTACGCATGACTTCTTGCTTTTCCTGATTTAAGGGACGTAGCAATTCATCCAGAGTGCTTTCGCGCTCGTTGGATTCACGGATCATACGCAGTTCACGTTCTTTTGACTCCACCACGGTCTTTGCAGTACGGGTGATGTCGATTGCTTTACGCAATTTCTGATCTTTCTCAGCAATAATGTCATACAGTTTACGGACTTCTGCCTTCTCATTGAGATGGGTAGCACCGAACTCTGCTGCATACGCTTCGAAGATTCTACGACCAAAATTGTTCTCGCGAGCAACTTTGATGTCTTCTTGTAACTGATTCAACTCAGCCTTGAGATGACGACTAACAGCTTGACTCATCTTGTCAGCAGATTCTTTTACAAATCGTGCTTTGAGTGACTCAAGTTTGCCACGTGCTTCACGTACCAGACGTACCTTTGTCTCTACGACATCGCGTTTGTCTTTGGCGAATTCTGTGATTTCACGTGCCAATGCTTGCACCACGAAGTTTTCAAGTTTTGCAACTCCTTCGGTGTGCATTTTACGGTCTTGGCGTAATTCGCCAATTTCTTCTGCAAGTTTGCTAACCAAGAAGCCGTTGAACTTCTGTGCTGATTCTTTCATCTTGCCTTGGAAACGAACGCGATCTTCCGCCAGTGCTTGCTTTTCAGCAGCCACTTGCGCAATTTCTGCGGCCAAACCTTCTGTTACCATCTTGTCTAGGGCTTCTACCATTACTGTCTTGTCATGCTCGTAGCGTTGTGCAAACTCTTCTCTGAGTTCCGCACGTACCTGTTCACGGGCTTCGTTTAGTTTTGATTCCCAAGCTTCGTTGAGTTCTTGACTAACGTCTTCGTTAATTAGGCCACTATCAAGCAGGGGTTTAATTGCATCAAACATGCCTGGTTCTCCTTAGATTTTGAGATCCCGAATGAGTCTTTTAACTTCATTCTTTAGGTATCTCTGCACTTTGTCG